TTGCTCAGGGCTATAGTTTACGGCTTTTTCTGCCATTGCGCTCTCCCTTTGAGTGCTGTTTCGATGTAGTAATTATAGGCTAGTCAATTCAGAAAAGCAAGCCCAAAGGGTGCGACACATTGACGCAGGGATTTTATAATGATTATAGATTTTATAATTGAATTGAAATTATAACTATTATAGATTTTATAATGACCAGGGCGGTTATTAGACGTTATAAATAATTGAACTATAAGAGCCCTCCCACACGGCCAACTTTAAAAAAATCTCCACAAAACTTTCGGTGCCAGCTACCAGTGCCGTAGGACACCCAACACAATTACTAAATTTGTCAACAAATACGACAGCACTATAAGGGTTCTAATCCAACAAACTATGTCAGCCTCCCGATCAGTTAAACCATACTTATCGCCTAATGCTTTAGCCCACAGCCGCCACATAACTTTTCTCCAAAAATAATATTATATCACAGCAGCCAGGGAAATTCAAGAAAATTTTTTTGAACACCACAAAAAATGTCCAACTTGACAACACTGCCCTAAAGTGTTATACTCTAGTGAACTACAGGGGGCATCATGGAAATTATTGAACTAATGCTAAAAGCTTGGCCAGTATTTGTGGCCTTTATTATGATTGTGGTACTTTTTGCCAAAGCAGATATGCGTCTAGGAGTATTGGAGGAAAAGGTAAAAACCTTATTTGATCTCTACAACAAGTCTGGTAAATAACTGTGGCACATTATCGCAGCATATTTATTAGTGACGTGCACTTGGGTACTAGGGCTTCGAAAGCCGAGTACCTAAGCCAATTTTTAAAACAGCACACTTGCAATACACTTTACCTAGTCGGCGATATTATTGACGGCTGGAAAGTCAAGCAGAACCGTCTACGCTGGGCCAACTCACATACCACAGTAGTTCGTCATGTTTTAGCAAAAGCCAATCGTGAAAAGACTCGTGTAATCTACGTAGCCGGCAATCACGACGAGTTTCTACGTCCACTAATCAGCTACGGACTCAAATTTGGCCGTATCGAGGTAGTAAACCAGTGTGAATATGTAGACTTGCGTGGTCGTCGCTGGTTAGTTACACACGGCGATATGTTTGATGGCATTACCCGTTTAGCACCTTGGCTAGCTTGGTTAGGCGACAGTGCCTATGATTTCGTCCTAGGCCTAAACACACACTTTAATCAATGGCGGCACCGCCTAGGCTTTGGCTACTGGAGCCTATCACAGTGGTTAAAGCTGCGGGTAAAACGCGCAGTGGACTTCATATTCAAATTCGAGCAAACTATTACTCAATATGCAGCTAAACGCAAGTTCTACGGCGTGATTTGTGGTCATATTCACCAAGCTGATATTAAGCTGGTTGGTGAAGTAGGTTACATGAATTCGGGTGATTGGGTAGAGTCGTGTACTGCGCTGGTGGAGACCATGTCGGGAGAGTGGCAGATTGTAACCTGGAGACCAAAAGATGCCGAAAACAATCTTAGTAGTAACGGATAATGAGCCCCAGCAAGTTAACGGCGTGGTTACAACGTTCCACAACCTGGAACGCGAAGCAGATCGCCACGGCTATCAGTTTGTATATTGTGATCCCCGGCAGTTCCCTAATTGTGGTGCTCCTGGTTACGGCGATATTAGGTTGGCGTGGCCTCGTGGCGTTGGCCAAGTACTTGAAAGGGTAAACCCTGACTATGTGCACATTGCGACGGAGGGTCCGCTAGGTTTAGCAGCACGCTGCTGGATGGATCGTCACGGCTGGCGGTACAACACCAGTTACCACACCAAAATTCCAGAAGCTTTGCAACGTTACTATGGCGTTCCCGCCAGCTGGACCTACAAGTACTTGCGCTGGTTTCACAAGCATTCGGGCAAAGTCTTGACCACCACAGTCAGCATGGTCGGTGAGCTTAAGGAGCAGGGCTTTTGTAGCCAAATTGTGCCCTGGACGCGTGGTGTAGACAGACAGCAGTTTTATCCGCTGGAGGCGGGTCGCACCAGCACCTATCCTACACTCTTATGGGTTGGTAGAGTAAGTGTGGAGAAGTCGTGCGAAGACTTTTGTAGACTAGATTACTTAGGTGCCAAAAAGATTGTGGTAGGTGACGGCCCGCAGCGTAAATACTTGGAGCAAAAGTATCCAGAGGTTGAATTTGTAGGCGTGAAGTTAGGAGCAGAACTAGCCCACTACTACCAACAAGCAGATTGTTTAGTATTTACTAGCCGTTGGGATACCTTTGGTATTGTAATGCTGGAGTCCATGGCGTGTGGCACACCAGTGGCAGCCTATCCAGTTTGTGGTCCTAAGGACGTTATTGAGCTAGACAGAACCGGCTATACCAGCCAAGATCTTAAACTGGCAGTGGTACGTGCACTAGCAATTCCACGCCATGTGGTAGTAGTAGCCAGCTATCGTTGGAGCTGGGAAAAATGCTGGCAAATATTTGAATATAACTTGGTAAGGAGAATATAATGAGTGAACAGAAATTAGAAGAAGCCCATGCTAAAGGTCAACTTATCGAAAAACTTACCTTTGCACTGTTACCACTGTTATTTACCTGCGTAGTGTACTTGATGAGTGCGTTGCAAAACCTATCACATGACGTTACTATTTTAAACGGTAAAATTTCACTAGTAGTAACCAGCGATAACAAGCAGGCTAATAACACTGGTGCAGAATTAGCGCGTGAAAAACTGCGGCAGGATCTTGAAAAGGAGATCCAAGCAAATCGCGACATGATTCACATTAATCGCGAACGTATTGTTGTTTTAGAAGAAAAGTTACGAAAATGAACCTGACCCCAACCACAGCACCTGCCGAGGTGCTAGCCATTTCTCCAGAAGCATTAGAAGTGGCTAACTGCTACCTGCAATGCCAAGACGCTAGAGCTGTGGCTGATAATTTAGGATTGCCTATCGAAAGTGTGAGTGGTATCCTAGCACGTCTCGAAGTCAAAGCTTATATTAATCAGGTATTCTTTGACCTAGGCTTTAACAACCGCTTTAAAATGCGCTCGGCAATGGATGCCGTCTTAAAACGCAAGTTTCGTGAAATGGAGGAAGCAGATGTCGGCAGCAACAAAGACATTGCTGAGCTCTTAGCACTATCACATAAGATGAGCATGGAATTGCTAGATCGTGAGATTCAGCTGGAAAAACTGCGCCAAGAACGAGCAGGACCTAAATCGCAAGTAAACGTGCAAATCAACGAGGGCGGAGACGGAACCAAGTACGGAGCACTCATCTCCAAGTTGCTAGGAGACAAACTATAATGCTTAAAGTTAGCAGACCTGATGTAGACTGTGATGAAATTACTGAGTTCCAACTAGAAAGCCGTTTTATTAAACTGCCTATAGAAAACTACCTAAAGTTGCTGGGTGCTTGGGATTCAATGAACCGACCCCAAATCGCACTAATCAACGCTATCAATAACCCCAAGTACAGGTTTGTTTGCGCTGCCTTAGCCCGACGTTTGGGCAAAACCTACATTGCTAATATTATTGCACAGCTAGTAAGCCTAGTACCAGGCTGCAATGTCTTAATTATCTCTCCCAACTACAACTTGAGCTCGATTTCATTTGAACTGCAGCGTAAGTTTATCAGACACTTTGACCTGGAAGTAGAGCGTGATAACCTAAAAGACAAAGTGGTAGAGCTGTCAAACGGTAGTACCATCCGCATGGGCTCCCTCAGCACAGTAGACAGCACCGTAGGCCGCAGTTACCAAATTATCTTATTTGACGAAGCTGCACTAGGCGAAGACGGTGAGTCAGCATTTAACGTGCAACTACGTCCTACACTAGACAGACCCAATAGTAAGGCTATTTTTATCTCTACACCCCGCGGTCAACAAAACTGGTTTAGTAAATTTTATCAGCGTGGGTTTAGTGACGACTACCCTGAGTGGTGTAGCCTACAAGCAGACTATACAGAAAATGCTCGTATGGCTGAATCTGACGTGCAAGAAGCACGTAAATCTATGAGCAAAGCCGAGTTTGAACAAGAATACTTGGCTAGTTTTAATGTGTTTGAGGGTCAGATCTATAATTTTAGCCGTGAACTAGGAGTTTTAGAATATGAACATAGTGACGGTTGCGAGTATATTGCTGGATGTGACCCTGGTTATCGTGATGCTACCGCTTTCGTGGTTATTAGTTATAATCCTGCTAGTGACCAGTTTCACATTGTAGATGAATACTTGAAGAGTGAAGCGACCACTGATAAACACGCTGTTGCGTTTGTAGAGTTTATTGAAAAGTGGAATATTGAAGTAGTATTTATAGATTCGGCAGCTGCACAATTTGCTGGCGACCTTGCCTATACCTACAACATCTCCACCACTAAAGCTAAAAAGGATGTCTTACCAGGCATTGCCTATGTGCAGACTTTGGTAGAATCCGGTAGGCTTAAAATAGCACCGCATTGTACAAACGTACTAGACGTAATGGACCAGTACCGCTGGGATCGTCGTGAAACACTTAATCGTGAACGTCCAGTACATGATAAATATTCGCATATGGCTGATGCTATTCGTTATGCACTTTATACGTACACTATTTAGGTCTGAAAAAAATTACGTTGACTTGTTAGTGCTCAAAGTGTAAAATAGCTATATTATAAAAAATTACTGAGCGCCTAAAAATGGAAAAGTCAGAGTACTACTTAGAACTGCAGCGTGTTTTTGCTAGTGAGTTTAGCTTTTACTTAAAAGCTGCTAACTTTCACTGGAACGTAGAAGGCCAGCTATTTGGTCAGCTGCATGAATTATTTGAGCGCATTTATACCGAAGTTTACGGCTCAATTGACCAGTATGCCGAAGAGCTGCGCGCACTACAAATTACTGCACCTGCTTCACTAAGCGCTTTTAGTCGGCTTAGCTATATTATGGACGAAAATATGCCCGGTGACTGGCGTAGTATGTTGCAAGAACTGCTTATGGATTCAGATACCATGGCAATGAAGTTTCAGCAACTATTTATGGTAGCAGAAACTTTTGGGGATCATGGCTTGTCGAACTTTTTAGCAGATCGTCAGGACGCACACAAAAAGCACAGCTGGATGCTTCGTAGTTCACTAAAGTAAATGGCAAAAAATACAAACAAACGTATACCCGTTAAACACGTTAGAGATAAAGCCAAGTCGGCTTATGAAAAGCAAGACCATTGCTATATTTGCAACACAAGTCAGGACTTGGAATTACAT